GTCCTCCACTTAAACATTAGAGCCCTATGCTAACTAGTATGCATCCCCAAGCGGAGAAGTTTTTCAACAAGACTTATCCTGAACAACGTTCCGATGCGTGGTTCAAGATGAGGGGCACGATGCTCACGGCATCCGATGCCGGCACGGCGATAGGCGTGAATCCCTATGAAAAACCCGAGAAGTTGATTCTGAAAAAGTGTGGTGTCAGTGAACCCTTCAATGATTGGGCGACTAAGCACGGACAAAAGTACGAAGATGAAGCTCGACAGATCTACGAGGAACGCCACAACCAAAAGGTATTTGAGATCGGTTTGGAACCCCATCATACCCTCGACTGGATAGGTGGATCACCCGACGGCATCACTTATAGCGGGCGACTTTTGGAAATCAAGTGTCCGAAGTCACGAGCCATTGGAGACGGAACGCCACCTGAATACTACTACGCGCAGGTGCAGGTGCTCATGGAGTGCCTCGAATTGGAAGTCTGTGACTTTGTACAATATCGACCCGCCGAAATCACCTACCCCAAGCCTGCCGAGTTTGTCTGTGTGGAGATTCCACGGAACCGCGAGTGGTGGGCGACCAACATGCCCATCATGAAGGCATTCTGGGATAGGGTTCTTTGGCACCGAGAGCATGGTCACCAAGAACTGCTTCCGGCACCCAAGCCTACGATCGATGATCTTATCAAGGAGATTGAAGGTCTCGAGGGACAACTCACCAAGGTGAAGAAGATGGCTCTCGAGATCGCCAAGGAACATTCGACCCTTAAGACAGGTCGGTGGTCTAACGAGGATGAAGAGTGGCTCCTGAAGAACAAGGACAAGAAATTGGAAGAACTTGCCGAGCACCTGAAGCGAACGGTCAAGGCCACCAAGATGCGTCTGGACAAATTGATCAAGGAGCAACCCAAGCAGGAGTGGACGGTCAAGGTGGTCGAGGAGGACGACATCTAAAACCCGACCTTGCCTTGAACCCACGGAAGCGTCTGCCTCCCCGGAAGATTGGGAGCGCGGCAGACAAATCTGATGATAAAGTGATTGACCTCGATGCCACCACCGGAAGGGTTCGGGATGAGAGCCCCATTCTGGTTATATAACTTCACAGTCAACCTGTCCAAATGTTCTATAGGATGAATAAATTGAGTAATTTGATCGTAGTTGTCTCTGAATGTAATCAATTGATCCGACGAAGGAACATCTGCGACCGTGATTATGGACGCGAAGGCACCACGAGCGATCGACTGGGTCGGCGAAACAGCTGGGGTTGTCGGCGGGTCTTTGGTGAGTCGGTCGTTGAAGTTGGATTCCAGTTCACGGACTCGCATATAGAGATGTTCCACAGTTCCACGGGTGTGGACGTGGAGACCCAAGAGCCGTGCTTGAACCACCTGTTTCAAAGGTGTATTGAAGTACACAGTGAACGTATTAGCGCTCGTTTGATCCAGAGTGTCAAAGGATATCGTGTGATATTCGTAGTTGAAGTCTGGCAAGCCAGTTGAAACATACGATGACCTAGCCATTATTACTTAGCCAAGAGAATAGCGAGCACCAAAAGAACGACGGCGATCGGAATCAGGATCTGGGCATACTTGGTGGGAACTCCCATGAACTCTCTGCGAGGCAACAGGGCTCCGACGGGTTCCGTGGGCGCTTCTGGATTATTCTTATTTCGGGTAGCAGAACGATAGTAGTTAATCAACTTGCGCGCGAATGTGTTCTCGGTCCCTGGTGTCACCGGCGGTGCGATATTGGGTTCCAGACGCTTGTCATCTTCATCCTGCTGCTTGGTGGCGAATCGCTTATCCTTGGTGCCTTGAACGTTCAACTTGAGAACAAACTCTTCGGTGTCCGTTCCTGCATTGTCAAAGGGGTACAGAATGAATGAACTTGTGATCGTGTCATAATAGTAGATGGATACTTTGATGGCTTCCATGACCGGCACGGTCTTTTCAACACTTATGTGGTCGTTCAGTGAACTCATCACGTAATTATTGGATTGAGGATCGGTGACCTGTGGTACAATGAGTGTTCCGGTGTAAGCAAAATTCAGGTTTGTATCGCCACCCTCCGGTGGATTATCCACTGTGTAAATTCTATCAGTCAAAATCCCATAGTTCGGAACTTCCAAAACAATATAGTAGGCATGAACATTCGAATTCGTGCTGGCCGTACTGATGTATGGTATTGACGCGCTCACAAAGTTCACAGATTGGATTCCGTAAATGGGTGTGCTGAGATAGCTGACGAAGTCGTTAGCATCGGTTGTGGATCTGTCTTTTCTGGTTGAACTGTCGATAACGATGTCGTAACTTGACATACTCTATTATTAGATTGCTTTTTTTCAATGAAGAAATCACGAAGATCCAAGTCATCCAACTCTTCGCTGAACACGTCGTCCAGTTCGGAGTACTCAACCTGGGGCTTTATTATCTGAATACTCTCTTCATGTTCCAGTGGGACCAATGATTTTTCAGTCTCGGACTCAGTCTCACTGGAAATTGTGGCATATTCGTCTGGGTCGTAGTCATATCCTTCCATGGGTTCTACCAGACGTGCTACTAATTATATTCTTGAATTTATCGCATTTTTTAGCATTATTTCAGCCGGGGTTTCGGGTTCCCAGTCTGCCCACTCGCGGACCGCCTGGTTGACACTGAGATAGCGTTCGTCGTCCCCTTCATACTCGCGGAATTCGTCGTCAAACCCCATCTCGGACTCCTGCACCACCATATCGTCCTCATCGCTATCCGTTTCCTCATCTTCGTCCGGCAGGATGGATCCAAAGACCCTCCCGGTGACATTCATGGCACACCACTTCATTCCATATTCCATGTCCAGTGCCGTAACTATGTTCCTTCCGGTGGCTTTACAATATTCGGCAGCTACTATCACAGAATTCTCCAGAACGGGTTGAATGGCATTCATCGCCGCTTCGATCATCTGTTCCTCGCGACTCATTATTATTTTTTAAAATGTCCCTTTTCTTTAAGAGAGGAACATGTTGAAGCCTCCAGTTGGATTCCGTGGCGACACAGGTATCGGCGCCCTAACAGCACTGAGTGGAGTGGGTCAGCAAGATCCGTTTTTGTATGAAAAAATTCCTCGCGAACCCAGGTATCCAGAGTATACACACGCTACACCCTACTACCGATTCTATAGACCCACTTCGACAAGATTTCTTGGAGAGGAAATACGCCACGTGTTCAGACCCCAAAATATGGGCGATCTTTTGACGAGCTTGATGATAAAGTGCAGGTTTCCGCCGACATCCAGTTCCGCGACATGTCTAAGAAATTTGGGTCTCTCTATGATTCGAAGGGCAGATCTTTTGATCGATGGGCTAGTGGTTCAAACGTTCCAGGGTGAATGGATGTCCATATACGAATCTATGTATTCAAGTGAGCAAGACCGAACAGATATTTTCAACACGATCTTCAATCTCGGTGGTCCATACGATACCGGCGTGAGTTTGAAAACGAATGATGCGACTCAGACTCTATTCTTTCCACTTCCATTTTTCTTCAACAAACACTATGTGGATTCCAAGGTCGACACGACATCATTCCGCGTCCCATTTCCATTGTGCTCAATTCACAACTCTGAGGTTACCCTAGTGATCCAATTTTATTCCCTTGCCGAAATTGTCAGTAGCACGAGCGGATTTGCCACCGGCGCCGACCTTCTGGATTTTAAATTCGTCACCAGGGAGGTCACCCTAACTCCACAAGAAAGATTTATGCTGATGTCAAAACCCCAAGAGTACCCTATTGAAAAGATAAATACAGAAGAGATAGAAGTTCCTGCGACTGTGGGCGCAAAGTTTCGTTACTACTTCAACAGCGCTTACTCGTGCCGTTCAATCTTTTGGACATTCAAAAATAAACTGACCGGTTACAATCCAGTCTTCTACACTCCCATCATCAATGCGCAGGTCGTCACACTCAATAAGACGGACCGAGGCGAGATTCGCAAGCCTTTGTTCTTTCAGGAGTTTCAGGCGTACGTGCACAACTTCCACAACAACAACACATTCTACGCCTATTCATTTGCCGAGCAGCCCCTGCAGGTCGTTTTGGGCGACTATGAATTTCGCGCTCCTCGCCCACAGAGCGCCTACATCGACATGTTCTTCACAACGGTCTCCGCTGGTTACGAGCTGTGGTCCAGTCAGTTTGCCGCGACTCAACAGAATTACACAATCCAGGACACCAGAATCATTCTTGACACTTCGGTCGGACTGGGTGGTGACAGCGTCCTCAAGTCTCTTCGCATGAACACCTATGGATACTTCCGAACCAACACGGCGAGGGTGGGTATTCCTGGTATTTCTTATTCCAGTACGTCGAACGACGGACCTCCACCCGTACCCTACAAAATGCGTTTCGAACCTTGGGATGGATCCAAGATCACCGTGGGGGCCGTGGACTATTTCAGGACGCCATCCTCTTATTATCTCGATGGATTGAATATGATGAGAAATGGTTCTTTTTACTACAACACCGACAAAGTAACAGTACCGGCATGGTCAAATGCCGACAACGACAAGGCAATTTTATTATTTAGAAATTCTACGGCGGTTTCTACAACTGCCACCGGAACACAAGGCGAAAACACAATTACTGTAACAGATGCAACGGGCATAGTAACAGGGATGGATGGTTTGAATGGAAGTAACATATCATCGACAGCCACCATAACTGGTATAAGTAGTCTCACCATAACCATGTCCGAAGAAAATACTGGACCTGTCGTGGGTGATACCATATTTCAAACGCGCGACGGCGTTCCAGAATGGGTCGTCACCTCGGGGAGCAATATCTATAGCATCTCAGAAGGTACTACTATGACGGTCGACAGCACTTTGAGTGGATTCTCACTTGGCACGGGGTACCCGACGTCAGGAGCCACACTCTCTGATACCACGCCAACCTCGGGCTACATAAAAATTACCTCCGACGCCAGAACAAACATCAATACATTTATTCCAGCCGTTGAAACATTCTTGGTCAATATTTACTATTTGTCCACTAGCAAATTTGTCGCAGTCGACGGAAGAGGTACCGTTGTCGACAGGGAAGGATCAAATGGTGTCGTGGAGGGCAAATTCAATAGAATTGATACAGACGGGTCTGGGTTCATAGACGCTATTGAATTTGATGTTTCCACCTACGACAGGGACGGAGACGGCAAGGTGTCCTTTGCAGAATTTAAGGAAATCGAGGAAGGTTGACCTCAGACCCAGTGAATACCAGTTTGGATATACCATTTTCGATGTATAACAAATTCACCGAAAGTGCGTACAATCTGAAGCGAATATTGCTTCCTCCGGAAATCTTTGCATCGATGTTGAAGATCGGATTTAGAACAGTGGAAAAATTGATGCTGCCGTTGGGGAGCGCGCGGTTCATTGGATCTTCACCAAGCGCAAGTGCATAGATGAATCCACAGTAACGACTTGAACCGCTGGTAATGTTTTTACTGGATCCGGGGAAGTTGGCGTAGTACTGGTAACCCCTGTACATCTCAAAGGTCCCGACCTCCTTCGGCATCAGAACCTCGTTGTCAAGAATGATCTCCATGGAATTGAGATAGTCGTTCGCGTCAGTGGTCGTCGAACTGCCCCGTGAATAATCAAATGGATTTGTGGCGTCGGTCGTGGTGTTCTTGAATAACCCAAATAATCCCTTGACCGGATTGACGAAATCGGGCGTCAACGTGAATACATTCGAAGTCGTGTAATTTTGCTCCATCACCTGAAACTGCTCCGTGGGAAACACAAGAGGTCGCTTCACCAACGCAGCAGTAACTTCCTTTGGCGCATAACCATATTGGACATTGAGCCTAACCCGAGAACCCAAAATGCCGCTGTCCACTCCACCCCACTTGGATGCGTTTCTGAGACCGACCTCGACCTCGACCTCCTGGTAACGCAAGGCAGCGAGTGGGATGGCCAGTTGAGGCGTTCCGTGAAAATAAAACTGAAGGGGGATCTGAAGTCGATAGGTTCGTGGATACTGCGCCGTGTCCGTGAAAGGGTTCTCGGGTCCTCCGCCAAGCATCCGGTAGAGCTGAACCACCGAAAAAGACTCCTTTTCCGTTCCCTCGAGATTAAGTCTCATGTTGAGCGTTTCACCAGTCTCCTGCTGAACCGTGGTTCCACCGATGATCAGTGACACGTAGTCCAACATCGCGTGCGCCTGATTCGTGCTAGTGGACGTGTTACTCGTGTAATCTATGAGAAGATACATGCGCGTGATAAAGTCTCCGTGACGAGGAATCAAAAACCTCGCGTTGCCACCGTAGTCCACATCAACAGGCTCTGTATCGAATGACTGGGTGAGAAAGTTTGACTTTTTGGTGAATACGGCTTTGAATGGAGTCTGCTCCATAGTCTATTATCAAACAACCTTTAATTTTTCTCTACTATGGCGAGTATCTTGTCTCTGACAGCCTCGTAGCTCATGACCTTGCGGACCTCCTCCTGAACCCACTCGTCCGTGGTTTCCAGATCGCCTTGGTAGACCTTCTCCATGGCTTCCACGGTCAGATCGACGCTGGGAGTCACCCACCACGCCCCCTGCATGTGATTCCACCGACGCTGGGCGGCAGGCACACTCACTCCGTGCCAGCAGTAGTCGTGCATCGCTCCGAAGCGGGTCGTCACCACGGGCAGACCGTAGTACTGAGCCTCCAACTGCGGGATTCCGAATCCTTCCGAACAGGATCCACACAGATACATGTCGGCACACTTGTACATCTTCTGCAAGGTCGTCTCGTCCAACGTCGTCTCGGTGATCTTGATGGCCGTGTCCGGTATGCCCAGCGTCTGAACCATTGCCGGAACGTCATAGACCTTGACGTGATTCAACGCCGGCACGTGAAGCCATAGAAGGGACTCCGGATGGGTCTCATGAAATTGCTTGAAGGAGAGCAGGGTCGTGTCCAGTGACTTGCGCCCGCTGTTCTCGTAGTTTCCCGCTATGGTGAATATCACATACTTGTCGTCCACACCAAAGTCCTTGCGAACCTTTGCCTTGGTGTCCGTGGGAGGAAGGGGCGTCTGAAACCCCACGATGTGCGGCACCACGTGACTTTCCCTTCCCATCTGCCTTAGGATCCTCTCGCGGGTCGAGGGACACAGCGAGAGAATGTGCTTGATCTTGCCAAGTGCATTGACCGTCGGCGCGTCAATCGGGTCATAGTGAAGAGGAAACCAGAGGTAGGAAGGACAAGCGATCTGCTCGGCGGTCGATGACTCTAACAGGAAGATGTCCTGAAGAAAGAATATGGCTCCGGCGTTGGTTCGCTTGATGAAATCATTGATGTCCGAAATCTTGATGACGCACGGAAACTTCTCGTAGGGACCCAAAATGAAACTCACCTGGGGGCGATCCAAAAGTGCCTGGGTCCATGGATCCTTGGTCTCTCCGGGGAGCACGTTGGCATTCACCAAGTCCCTGAAGTGCAACACGCCGGCGTGCTTGATGCCACAGAGACTCCATATGACCATCGTGACTGTATGACCCCTCTCCACGAACATGGTGATGAGGTGTCTCAACTGACTCGGGTAGCCACCCTTGGCGCCGTGGAATGGCGTGCCATTACTCGAAAGCAGGATGTGCATTTATGGTAATCACGTCCGTGCCGTTTAATTGAAAACCGATGATATCAGATTCTTCGTCCCACGTGGCCTCGTAGTGTGCCGGGACCCCGAAGTGTGAGCGAACCATGTCCTCGTAGTAGTATTCCAGTTCTTCGTTGTCAAAGATGTCACCCGAAACATTCCCCAAAATGGTATCGCGGGCGCAGAGGTAGTCCAGAAAGGCATCGAAGGTGTGTCCCCTTGACCACATGAACTCGATGTAGCGTTGATGTCTCCACGACTGATCAAAGAGTTTTAGCAGAAATTTGCCTACCCCCGGGGTGATGTTGATGCTCTTCAGTCTGATCACCTTGCCCGTGATCTCCCTCTGGTGAATGTTGTTCAGTTTCATCTTATAGCAGGAGCGGCACACGTTCTTCCTTGAACTCGATCTACCCTTGTGATAAACCCTGGACATCCTCTCCAATGGAATCCTGTCCTCGAACTGAAAATACTCAAAGGCATAGTTGATGAAATCATATCGACTGGTCCATTGTAGTGGGACATTGCACCAGTGACATTTTGTGGTAGGATAGATCATCCTTTACTTGACTAGAATGGTGTGGTTTGTTTAATTTTGTTCCCATGGAAATGAAACAAGTTCATGTCTAGGAAATTCTAAATATTCTGGATGAATATTAGTATCTTTGGTAATATCTCTAAGTTTTTGTCTATATTCAATTATTTCTGCCTTTTTATCTTCCGATAAAGGCGAATCTAATCCAAGCATCCAATCGGTCGCAGTCATGAGATCATTCCTTCTTTTCCTCACAAATTCCCATGCTGGATGTAAATGTAATTTATTTTCGTCATATACAACTTCATAGTTACTATCATTTTTTACTAGTGTAACAGTTTCCTTTGTAGCTCTGTATATTATTTTTGGATCTGTAATTTTAACAAAGTGATATTTAGTTTTATCCACAAAATCTATATTAAATGTAATATCTTTAATTTCTTCGGTTTCTTTGTCAACAATAGCAAAATATTCTTCTCTGAGAAGAGTGGGAAAGTTATCCATTTATAGGTTAAAACATATTTTTTTTATCATCCTCGCGCGCCATCAAGATTGACATTAGAAAATTGAACCCATACTTCTGCAATAATGAGAGAAAATCCTGTATTATTTCTGAAGAAAGTTACATTGTTGTATGTACCAGTATTTGTCTGTAGCCATTCTGTAACATTTAAGTATCTTTGTCTATTCCAATCTTCTGCATAGATGGTTTGCGGTTGACCTACAGTAGCTGGGCTCGTGACGTCGTACTGATAGTGATAAAATTGTATCTCACCCGCCGACCCGGCCCCCGTTTTCGACAGTCTCATACCCACCCTAAAATAAAGGGGTTGGGTGCCGTTTCCAGATTGGTCGTTATATGCCCCCCACCCCGCCGCCCCATGCCCTATATTAGGGATACCGAAATCGGCACCGTCTGCCACTGTAGTATCACCTTGAGACGAAGTTCTTACACAAACTGTAGGACCCATAGCACCATTAATTCTTCCGTATACATCAAGTTTACTCGTCGGAGCATTTAACTTGGCGGCGCCGATGTCGTTCGGACTATAGAGTTTCACTTTCTGGTTGAAGTAGACGCTGTTGTCCAATGGACTGATGCTAATCCCCCCGATCTGCCCCGCGTTGTCCTCGTTGTTCACGAAACCCAAACGGAGCGTCGAGGTCTTGTCGTCCAGATTTATGAACGCCCGGTTGTTAGGATTCTTTAACTCGACCGTCGCGCCGTAGTCCGCGTTGGGATTCTCGAGGGTCAGCGTCGGAGTGTAGTTGAATGCGCGTGGCATATTTGTGAGTGGAATTTTTGTAAATAATGGAGAAGAACTCGCATCATTCACACCTGTACTACCCACGCCTCTGATAGCATTTCCCATACCCCATAAATCTCCTTCGCTGTCTAATGCATAAACCGATGTGGAATAACCAGATTTTATATTAACAATTGTGCGCGAGTAAAACTCTGCCGGTTCAGTGATTTTTGTAAACTCCTGTGCGTTGGCTGTGCTAACTAGACCGTTCCATGTGCCAAGACCACACGCCCAGACGTTCCCTGTGCTGTCCAAGGCAAACGAACCATCGAGATGTACCGCAATTCTAGTTATTGTGTAACTTTGAATAGCTCCCGTACATCGCGTGAATTTTCGGACATCGGCTGTGGAATTCAACCCTGTTCTATAGTAAAGTCCCGCTCCGGTTGCGTATACCTGTCCATCGCTCGTAAGCATCATGCTGTGACTATACGATGACGCGACTTGCACGGGCACCTTACCAGTGAAATTATCATTTGGACACACAGTGTATGATGTGACGTTGGTACCTGGAGTGGTATCTGTACCCAACATGCCATAATCATTTCCACCTGAACCTATAAGTGTATTATCTGTGCATATCACAAAAGAATTCTGCCCTCCTGCCCATACACTTCTTACACTCCTTCCTGACATGGCTCCATTAGTTACTTGCGTAAAACTTGTGACAGATGATGTTGCGCCTTGACCGATCTGTCCTTCCGTATTTAATCCAGTGACATACAAATTTCCCCCTGCATCCCCGCCATGGAGTATTGCATAAGATC